GTTGCAGTATATTTATTTCGTTCGTAATCGTATGATAAACGAGTTATACGGAAAGATAGATCAATGCGTTCTGCGGCAGCACCTACTGTCGTTTCGGCTACTGGATTTCTCTTCGGTATGTATCTCTTACCAATCTTAGCACCAAGTGATCTCATATAATCAGGAACATGGAATCCGGGACCAGAATGTGGACCAAAGATAGTATCCCAACCAAGTGCTCTACCTCCGGGCTTAACGTGTAGGAAAGCAGAGGCAATCATCTTAAATGATTTATACTGTTCTTCATTGATTGATTGAGGACTGTATGTATTAGTCGACTTCTCTCCTGACGGTACAGAATGTCCTGCATCGAAGATAACATTTACACCAAACTTCAGTAGGTTATTCGCTACAGCCTGAAGCTCTGCATCTTGATCGCCAAGTGGATAGACACCAAACTCTTCGAGTGGTAGCATTCGAGTTACTGTACCGTTCTTTTCAATAAAGAAGTGACCCGGACTCGCTTTCTTTTGCTCGGAAAGTGTCTTTGCCTGTGGTATTGCATCATAAAATGCTTTCATTATATTGTTAAATTGTTCTGGTACTACTGAACGATCGGCAGCAGAACCAGTCCATTCTACTGTAAGAGTATGGAATGGGCGTCTGACAGACTTCATATCCAATATGAGTTCTTCGAGACTGTGTACTTTCGTATAAATGAACTTAGGAGATGGCGTATTAGACGTAACCGATCCGACTTCCTGTACGGGAGTAGTAACCTTTGTTTGCATAACCGGTCCGTCTTCGACTACATCTTGCAGGTTAGTGAAACCTTTTACATCAACTATGCTTGGTATATCGATACCCGTTGTCTGGTCGATTCCACCTATAGCACCGGGTATCTCAACACCTATTTCTTTTATAGTTGGTATTCCTTGTGCAGATGCTGCGATATTACCCATCATGTTTGCCTTTGGTACACCGATTGCACCAAATTTATTTTCCTCTATCACGTCTCCAAGTGCACCGAATCCTACGCCACCCGCAGTACCAGCGTTTGCTTTGAATCGAGATAGCATGTTGCCTACCACATTACTACTCGGTGCTACAGGATCACCGGCTTTTACACCTAATCCTACATCATCTATCTTACTCTTAAAAGAACCGAAAGGATTATCTAAAGTAAGCATTTGTTTCTTGGCTACTTCCTTTACTTCTGTAACAGCATCTGCACTATGGTCTGGTTCTACAACAGCACTGAGAGCATCCGCATCGATCTGAGCAACCAGAGCAGAAACTGCCATAGGATCTAGACCCGCTTCTCTAAATTTTTCTTGTGCAACCGGATCATTTGCTGCACTATTCGCCTTGTTGACAGCATCTTTAATTATTGCAGGTGATAATTGCTTACCTTCTTTAAGTGCCTTTTCGATACCTTTTGGACTACCATCTGCTATGATCTGGTCCACGACTACGTCATCTCTACTCGCACGACCAATCAATGTATCGATCGCAGACTTTTGAGTTGGTACCACAACGGTTGTAACGTTTGGTACACCACTACCCATCTTTGACGGTGTAGGATCTTTCTTCTTACCACGTGGTTTCGCTGATTCCGCCAGTGATGCAAAACCGGATACAGTCTGACCAAAGGTAGCAGAACCGGCAGCGAGTTCACCAAAAAGTTTAAGAGCCTGTCTCTGACGTGCTTTTTCTTGTGCCTTTTCGGCAGCCGATAGTTCTCTTACTTCTTTTTGTTTATTTTTAAGAGGAATACGTTTGACTGGTTTTAGTCGATTGTTACTAATCGCATTGCCATCTTTATCTCTAATAATAGACATTATGTACACAGTCTCCTAAATATTTCTTCGGCCGCATCGACTCGATCCTGCTGTCTTTTAATCTTTGGATTTTCAAACCTTGATTCGAATATAAAAGTAGCATCCTCAATTGTTTTTGCTCTCTTTAATTCTGCATATCGATAATATGTTTTATGATCGTTGAGTTCTTTTATAGTAAACAGTAGTTGAGCATATAAAGTTGTCCATGACAAATTACGTTGACCAGCGAATGCTTGCAAATTCTGATATCGAAAACCTGCGTTTGCTGAAGAGTTCCACTGTGCTATACCAAAGGATCTTTCAGGAGGTGCAGATTGAGCTACTGTATTTAGATCTCCTTTATTTAGTACTGCTGCAGATTCAACAAAAAAGTTTCCTATAATACCACAGGCAACATGTGGTTCAAATCCTCCTCCTTCTTTCGTAAGAAAGAAATTAAAAGATTTTTCAATATTATCAGCACCGACTAAGAATGTGTTATCAACATCTGTGTTATCTTTTATTGGACCAATGCCGGGAGGATAGTTAACTTTCTCGTTGTGCTGTAATTGATCTGCTACTGATGATGATATATCTAATCTCTCTCTAGTTACTGGTCTTTCGTATTTTGGTACAGATCCAAGTACAAGTGGTAACTGAGAATCCATACCATCAAGAAAGATACCGTATACTTGAGCTTGCACTTTAATACCAATATTAGTTCCTATACCCGAAGATCCACCCTCTGTTACTGGTATAACGACTTGTGCCCATGGCAAATCGCCATCTTCAATATCAGCCGGATTATGAGTATGCACTCCGTAGATTCTTACTTTGATTCTACCGAGCTCCAATGGATCATTAATATTTACAACAGTACCCATAAACCAACGAGACTTGTCGCCATAATAATTCATGAAAGAATCCCCATTATTCCGTCTTCATCATAGGAAGATATTTTAACACACTGTAATGACAATTGATATTTTTCTGCAGCAAGTGTATGTTTTGCCGCATATATTATATAGTCACCTGATTTCTTTGTATCTACTTTGACTTCTGAATTATTGGGCCTGTTAGCCAAGAATAATACTCGTACAGTGTTTCCTATTGTTCTATGGTAATCTCCAGAAATAAATCCTCGGCCGTCAATAATAATTGTAATCGGTGTTTTTGTTAAAAAGCTTTTAAGAGATTTACCGATTGTTCTTTTATTATAGTCAGATGCATCATTCTCTTGATCTATAGATCTAAATTTATTATCACCGTTTTCATAAGCACCAGATGTAGTTAACTGTGATATGTGTCTTGATTCATATGACTGCAAAAATCTTCCATCTATTTCAAAGTCACTCGCAAATGTAGGCCTTTCATATTCTTTTACTTGTAACTGTGATATTGCGTCAGCATGTACATTAAAAGAGTGTGATCGATATGTTCCGGTTAGACTATCATAGAATGAATACTTAGATCCTACTACACCTTCACGTATTCTACTATACATGTCATCGTTATTTTCAAGTGAGTATGCTTTTATTGGAATCATTTTTTGACCATTCGAGATCTCAGAAAAATCTTCAGCAGCACCGTAGAGAAATGGCATTTTTGGATTAATAGGAGGTTGCGAAAGCATAGCATTCAAATCACTGTAGAATAATTTGTCCGATTGAAATGTAGAAAACAAATATGTAGGTAATCCATCAACAGTTGTAAGGCGAGACTTAATCCAATTGAGTGCTCTTAGTGGTGTCAGATTAGGTATAATCATTTTCATTTTATCTTGAAAAGTATTTGCTGAGGTATGTTCACTAATACTTGTACCGAGATATTCTTCTGTAATAGCAGACATAATACTAATCGGACTACCGCTGTAAGCTCGATTTACGTTAATTAAATTAGACTGATATTCAGATAATTCAATTAAGTTCAAAAAGATAACATCTGATGTTTCATTAATCTTCTTTGCGGAAATAATCTTGTGTACTATAAAGTCTTTTGTAATTGATTTCGGTAGATTAGGATTCTCAGATTGTCCTAATAATATAGTTACCGTTTCGGCACCTTGAAAGTCAAGTCTATCGAACATACGAAAAGAATCAACAATTGCAATCTTAGCAGTAAGATAGTTATTCTCTAGGTTCTCTAAAATTTCAATATCAGTAACACTACCCATAATTTCTAGACCACCGCGGTCTAAAAATCTAGAAGAATTGATTATTACACTTTCAAGAGCATAGCCCTTTACTGCTTCGGTATTACTTGACATTATGAATTAATAGCCTGTTTGAAGAGTGAAACAACCTGATTGATAAGATCTGGTTTTACAACTTTAATTTGTTTTAGATTATCATTGTCTTTTATGTATCTGTCTAGATGTGTCACCTCAGTAAGTATAGCTCCTGGCCCAACGGCTGGATCAATATCCACTATTTCACCGTCAGCATTTTCATAGTGGTGTGCAGATAGATGTTCAGCAGAAGCACCGGTAGTAGTTACTGTTTGTGTAGTAACCGCGGCAGACACGTTACTTACTGCCTCACCTACAGAGAATGCCGATTGTGCATCAACAGTAACTTGACCAAGATCTAGATTTCTACGAAGTACAGTTCCTCTCGAAGCTGTGTTTGCGCCAACAACTGTTTCACCTACTTTATGAGTGTTTGTAAGTGAATCGGTTGTTGTATATGTAAAATGTGGAAAGTCTAACTTTGCTCTTTTGTTTATCTCTTCATTTGTTACAGGCCATCCCTGCTTTCTTAAATGATCGTTTAAGAGAAAAAATGTCCAGTGATAAATTGGTGTACCATAAAGATCGTATGAACATTGATCTGGTCTATTGCCTTCCTGTATATTGTAGAAAGTATGAAATGCAATATTGTCAGCAATTCTATCTAGAATATCTGAATACGCCGATATATCTTGGACTAACTCAGTAGATATTTTACCAGTGCCTTGTGCTTCCTGATCACCAAAAACATAGAAAACACGGGGAAATTTGTTGAAGTACTGCATTAGTAACCCTTTTGAATATCTTGTTTGCTTAGTGCTCTGTACTCTTGGAATACTAGAGTAAGATCAATTTCTGTAGGATGGCCGTCATCGTGGAATGTCATTGAAGTAGCATTATAAGAAGCCTGTGCACTTCGTAAATAACAGTATTGTAAAGCAGGAACTTTCATATCAGCTCCACGCATACTAAATTCAATCTTAAAGAAATGAGGGAACTTATAACCGGCCGGTATACCAGCTCCAATATTAATTGTTTCAGGGTACATCTCAGATCTAAATACTCTAATGATTGATTCTATTTGATCTGCTTCTTGAGCAGATGTAGCAATCAACTTGAATGTAAATGAGAATTGACGTATGTTTGGTTTGTCAAAAAGCAACCTTGTTCCCGGATTAATACCAGTTTGAGTCGCCGTAGTAATCGCTGCGCGTATTCCTTCTTTAGGAATAAACTGAGTTGCACGAGCTCCAGCAACCTGTGCTGCTTCACTAGTTAATGTACCTCTGGCTAAGTTAAATACAGACTCAACACCTTCGCTAATACCTTTACCAACTGCGCTTACTAAAGATTTACCGGCATTCAATGCTGAAACACCAGCAAGACCAGCAGGGCCAAGATCTACTTGATTGTAATTTACATCATCATTGAATGTTAAAGACTGTGGAAAGTATAACTCAATAGCCGGAACATCACTTACTATTTTAGCTTGTATATTTGTATTATCAGGAATATTAGCACCTTTAATGGCGTCATCTTTTGCTTCTTGTTCCTTATCTTTGCGATATCCTTCTAAGGTGGATTGCATATTTCCTCTTCCGCCACCTTGATTAGAACCTCCTACTGTTGCAGTTCGAGTTTGACCGTCATCATCACCTTCAAATCCTCCATCACCTTCACCTTCAGTGTAACGCTCAGTCTTATCTCCTCTTCCTTCTTTCAATGTTCTTGCTTTATCATCACCCCAACCAAGTAGTGGAACATCCCATATTTCTGCAATCGCTTTAGGATCAATCGTATATGCATTTGCCTTATATGTGGTGAATTTAATTTTAGCTGGGTGGTTTACTTCATTGTGCAAAGGATACATTAATTTCGCACCACCCCTACGATTTAAGAAACCTCCCTTTGCAAACAATGAACCTAGAGCTTTTTTCCCTACACTACCTAAGTCAATAATATCATTTGCTTTTCGAATATCAGTAGTATTTCCACTAGAAGATTTAGATCTTAAATATTCTAATCTATCTTGTCCTTCTTGTGCTCCCCCAGGTCCGTCTTGTCTACCTCGGCCTTGTTTTGGTGGTTTCGTAATGTAACTGGGATCTTCCATATGAACGTCCTATAAATAAGAAATATATGAACTATTTATAACGAAAAATGGCGTATTCTGGCAAATACAAACCGAACATAAAGAAGTATCAAGGTGATCCGGATAGAGTGACTTATCGATCTCATTGGGAAAAACTTTGCTTTATGTGGTGCGATAGCAATCCTTCTGTTAAATCTTGGAGTTCAGAAGAAACTGTTGTACCATATTTCTGGGATGTGGACAAGAAGATGCACCGTTACTTTGTGGACTTGAAGATAAACTTTACTGACGGTAAAACAATCTTAGTTGAAGTTAAACCGGACAAAGAAACAAAGGTTCCAAAGAATCCTAATAAAAGTAAGAGATACATAGGTGAAGCCATGACCTATGTAAAGAATATGAATAAGTGGGAAGCTGCTAATAAGTATGCAAAGGATAGAGGATGGACTTTCCAGATCTGGACAGAGAATACACTCAAGTCGATGGGGATAATGAAGGACCAGCCCGGTAAACTTAAACCACTAAAACCATTGAAACCATATCGCAAAAAGCCTAAGAAAAAGATATAAATACAGGTATGAGTAATCTATTTGCAAAGCTTGGCTACGAGGCGTTTAGAGCCGGTATCAATCCTAGAACTAAAGAGGCGCAGGATTGGTTTCGGCGTAAAGCACAAACTATTCGTAGAGTGAATCGGACAGAGTTAATGACCTCAGATGATGTAAAGCTTGTGAATAGACAACAACCACTCATTGGATCTATGAACATGTTTTTCTATGATCCAAAGACTAAAGAGACCCTGCCCTTCTACGATCGATTTCCATTGGCTATCATCGTAGGACCCGCAGAGAAGGGTTTTTATGGTTTGAACCTACATTATCTACCACCGATATTGAGAGCTAAATTCCTTGATGCATTGTTGGATATTACTAACAATAAAAAATATGATGAAACTACACGGTTTCAGATGTCATATAAAATGTTAACAGCCTCATCTAAAATGAGATTCTTTCAACCATGTTTCAAACATTACTTGACAGGCCATGTTAAATCAAGACTTGCACGAGTGTCAGCAGCCGAATGGGAGATTGCAACATTCCTACCAACAGCGAGTTGGGAAAAGTCAAATGCTGCCAATGTATATAGACAATCAAGGAAAGCAATATGAGTAATATAGATCAGCTTAAATCTCTAGCTTCGTCAAAGCTTGGCTTCGCTCGAGCAAACCAGTTTTTAGTTGAACTACCTACTACATTCAACGCTGGTGGTTTTCTTGGTGCATTAACCACACTTTTTACGAGTGGTAATATGGGTGGAGGTAATCTTAATTTATTATGTTCGTCTGCTACATTACCCGGAAAACAATTGTTAAC